CCGCCCTTTAAGCTGGTTATATCGGTCCTCGGCTTGAGTAACATCGAACTCCTCCTGAGCCTTTTCCAAGTGTTGTGCGACCGCGCCAAATTGACCCGCAGCCGTCAGCAGCCCGCGCGCACGATCATCCTCAAGCCCGGTCGCTCCACGATAGGATGCCACGCCGAGATTCGGCTGCACTTGCGTGACGCCAAGCTCGCGTGCGGTGGGAAGGGCGCTAGCCATTACGGCGTGAACTCCATGTCATAGCCCCGTCCAGGCGTAATCCCGGAAGGATCGTTGTTCTTAGGCCAATACTTTGAATAGAGACTGGTTCCACCTTCCGCCACCGCGCCGACCGCGGCAAGCATGTAGCCCTTGCGCGCCTGCTTGGCATCCGCAACTCCGAGCGCCGCGTCATAGCGCTTGCCCGCAGCCTGCATGCTGAGCGTACGCGCCTTTTCCTCGCCACTATAGATCGAGGCTTGAATGTTGTAGGACTGCCGCGCCATGGCTTGTCCGATGATGTTCAGAACTGTGGGATCCGTTGCTCCAGCACCCGCGCGCGCTCGTATGGCGGAAATAAGCTGATCACCTTCGAGTCCCTTGAAGTACGCATCACGCTGAGCCGCGGCGCGCGCCTGTCCAGCGTTGATGGTGAGTTGTTCGGCCTCGAACTCCGCTGCCTGCTGGCGGCGCTGGGCGGAATCAACGACGGCCCCTCCTTGTTTCCATAGCCCGATAGCCTTCAGCCCGGAACTGAACGCGATCATCATCGCCGGCATGTGCGGCGAGCCAAAAATGTCTGGTAGACCTTGATCTTTGAGTGACATGCTATATCTCGATGGTCACTTGCACCGCGAGTACGGTACAGGGACGCGGTGCCTGGGCTTGCAGGCATATGCGCAAGTCTGGCGTCCACGTCGATGGGAATTGCAGCGGCTCTCGGTCGTAATCGGTATCGATCTGGTCTGGATCGACATCCGCCCATTCTTCGCGCCCGGCGCGATCGTCCAGATTGGTAAAATCAGGGCCGAAGCGGATGCCTTTCGCGTGTGTGTTAGCGAGCACAAGCGCTAACTCCGTGATGCGCTTATCCTTGCCGAACAGCACTTCGGCCTGCGTTTGCAGACCTAGCTTGGAGCTTTTGAATTGGGCCGTGTATGGCAATCCCACGGTGATAAGCGACGTTGCTGCTGGCAGCGTAATCTGCCCACCAGACACGGTGAACGTCTGCGCGTAATTAGCGTCAGTGCCAAGATCTATCCCATCGGCCCAAACCACCACTTCTTCGCCCTCTAGGTGCGAGAGCCCGGTGACCGTCGTGATAGCCACGCCATCGTAGTTGATATACGAGTCGGCTAGGTCGTGGAGCCGCCCAGTCGTGCCGCCTGGCAGGAGGTTGTCGCCGAACGGTCCCTCGGCAATCGTCGGGCCGTTGTAGTTGATGCGCAGCACGTAATCTGGATCGGGACCGCTGGGAGATGCGTACACAAACCCGTAGTCGCCAGCCGCAGTGTGCGAGTAGTAAATGAAACGGTTGATGAAAAGGTTATAGGGAATATCTCCCAGAGACGGTAGCAACGAAACAAAGTCGATGATCGCGCCATCCGATGCACGATAACGGTACGCACCGGGATTAGACTCGTCCCAACTCTGATTGGTTATTGCAAAAATGATGTCGCTGCCAGAATCGTAGTACATCGCATGAAGGATAAAATTCTGGTCGGTATCCGTCGTAAGACGAGTCCATGTACCCGCATCGTTCGCGCTTTGCGACCAACCTGAGTATGCCCAAATGCCGCCTGGAATCGGAGCTACTATCGTAGGATCGGAAAAGTAGACGAGAATGCGATTACGTGTGGAGTCGTAGCATGGCGGAGTGCGATTTTGAAGTAGATGCGTTGGCGCGGGAGGCGGAAACGCGTCCTCCCGATACGCGGCAATATCTGGATTTACACGCAACAAATGATACCGGCCTTGGCTATACTGCATATTGGCCGTCCACATCCATCCATCAGCAGACCAAACTCCTTGATAAGTGATCGGGCCTAGACCCTGATTAACAATCCATTCGCGCGTGAACGCACCAAGCGTCATCGTGCTGAAATTTGGAATGAAGGCATAGGTGCGTCCACCCTCATACACAATAATGAACTCGTCGCGCGCCGCCATCACGACCCGATTGACAGCGGCATCGAACGTCGTTACAACACCAGTGGCAAGAGTGACGCAGCGGACCGGGTCTGGGAAAATGTTGTCTCCTGACAGCCAGTATCGCGTACCGTCTTTGGACATGGCTCCGGCATTCTGGGGCTCATTGATACGATCCGCGCCAGGATCGATCAGCGATGAGCCCGCAGGAAAGTTAGGTACCGGATGCTTCCAAATGTTACACGTCGCAGCAGTAGCTCCCCTAACGGCTATAAAAATCGCTTGCTCTGGAACGGAGAAATAGAACTCAACACCAGCCCCGCTACTATCGCTTCCGGTCAACTCGACATCGTATGCATCGAACTCAAGATATGGACTGCCGCCGCCCAGCCCGAGCCCGCCAATCGTATCCGATGCCTGCGCCCACTTCTCCAGATAGCGCACTTCCGCGCCGTCGATGTCGCGCTTGACCACGTAATACACATAGTCATCGGTAACGCCAGGCTGCGCCGGCAGCACGATCGCATCTTCAACATCACCATCGGTTTCGATCTCGCACCACCCTAGAACATCTTCGGCTTTGTCAAACACAGCTAACGCTACCGTGCCATCCGAGCGCACGGCATGAATGCGCGTGTCCGGCTGGCGTTGCACTGCTAAGCGCACAATTCGCGGATTGCCAATCTCGGGAACCATTTGACATAGATCGGTCGCGGTATAGTCAAGGGTCTGACCTGTCAGCTCGTTCTGATAGACCTTCATTCCCGTGCGATTAACGAAAGCAGGCACACTGTCGATACGTACGGGCATAACAGCGGCAGAGCCTTGATTGCTGGTAGCCTTGATGTTGAACTGCGTAGGCGTAAGCGGTTCATCCAGCGAGGATGAACGCGCCGCATACTCATTGATATCCGCTCCGATTAAGAGCCGCCCCGAGGAAAACAGCCAGTTGATACGATCCGTTGGCCCCACACCAAGGCTTCGTGAAATAGGCCCGGCATCGCCCTCGAAGTCTGGATCGAACGAATCAAACGCATCGGTGACGCTCCCCCAGACTTTAGACTTGCCTCCCCACCATAGCCGCGCCTCGTGTAACGCTACCGCTGTAGGAAAACCGCGCCGAGTTGACCAAGCGCCTTCAGCCCATATCTCGGTTGCTTCAGTCCCGCCCAAATCCTTGAGCACATCAGCGGTCAAAACGAGCCCAGAGGTGTAGGCCGTCACCCGCACCACTCCAGTAATTGCGCCTAACGCATAGTCCAGGGTCGCGACAACCGTGCCAGAGGTGTACTGTCCGGTCTTCACCCCGATCCGATACCACGCGATCTGATTGTCCAATCCATCATCAAACGTCTCTGTGGTGTTCAGAGAAAACGACTGTCCGCTCACGTCTTCCCACGGACCGTCCTCAGACTCAAGCGAACGCTGAAGCGTGACGGTCGCTGCCCATGTCCCGCTCAGAATGATCGTGAATACACGCGAGGAATCCACACCAGTAATGCGAATAGCGTCGGTGAACGTGTTCTGTGACGAGATATTCGCCGTAACGGTTTGCCCCTCTGACGTAAGAGAGTAGAGCGAACCTACGTTGGTAGATCGGAAAATTGCTTTAGATGCTGTCAGCGTAATCGAGCCCGTGATAGCACTTGGCGTAATCGTGATGTTGGACGTGTTCTCGACTAGGAAAGGACCGTCTTCCGGCTCGTAGAGCACGACACTCCACGAATTAGCCGACCAACGCTGGATCATGTGAGGCTGGACATCCTTGCAGGCGACAAATACGATGTCCCCTGACTGGTCCCAGCGCAAGTTATCGAGATTAGCCGCACTCCAAGGAGCCGTGATCGCCATAACACCAGCAGCCTCGATGCTCACAGAGTCCACCAGAACCGGGCGCGATAGACGCGAGAAAAAACGAATCCAGAAGTTTCCTGCAGGAGTAAACGCAAGCGAGTGCGTGCCTGTGCCAAGACTCATTTCGGCGATGTAATTCTCAGACCCTACTGTCGAGCCAACACGCAGCAGCACCGGCCCCCTGCTGATAACGATGGTAAGCGCGTGCTCGTCGTTTTGATCCCCGCCGGCAACAGTGATTTCTTGGTCACGAATCGCTGCATTTGTGCCGTCGCCCAGGAGCTGCAAATAGCCGCCAGTTGCCCAGGTGGACGCCGCCCCGGCTTCGTCGTTATCCGTCCATCCAGTTAAATCGGTATTGAATGCGCCGTTAGTGATCCCGGTTCCTACGGCGATACGCGTAATCAACGCATCAATTCGCCACACCCGCATGTAGCTCGATGTGATCTCAAGGACAGCGGTATCGTCCACCGCGAAAACGAACGGAATTAGCTTCGCTGCATTGTTTCCTTTCGTAGCGCCCAGATACTTCCATCCCGGTCGAATGCTCATGGAACCCAGCACCCGCGGAATGAAATTCGTCATCACCTCAGCCGACATGGATACGCGCTTTACATCCGCGCGCGCCAAGCCCAGAGGCGAGACGAGTCCGCGGTTAAACGCCAGCAATGTTGTCGCAAGCCGCATCAGTACAAGTCACCGCTCAAATTGCCGCGATCTCGACTAGAGCCCTGGCGATGCCGCGCGCGCACCCACCCACCGGGTGCCGGAAACTTTGTTGGATCGCTCATTGCATCGCGATTAAGCGCGGTCTTTTTCAGGGACTGGCGAAGTGCTGTTATCGTTTTCAGTTTGTCCTCGGATGCCGACAGCTTCCAGATAATCCGCGAGGCGAAGTGCGCGGCGACAAACTCCTCGAACCATCCCGGCCAATCGTTGATGTTGAGTCCGTAACCGTCATCGCTCGACACATAGGTAACGTACATGACATCAAGATCGGAATACCAGTGCCCGGCCTCGTCCGAGTAGCGCAGCAGAGGCTCACGAAAGTATTCGTCCTGACACATTGCAACCGTAACCACGTAGTCGCTGGGCTTAGGAAATGCGCGGCCGAATCCGAACTGCGGCGTAATATCTGGATCGTAGTCGATCTGCACCGAGCGGCGCGCAAACCGCCATTGGCCTTCTTCGAGGCATTTCTTTACCCCGTTTGCGTTCCACACCTCATCAAGCGTGCGGCGCGGCTCACGAGATTCCGTGAGGCTCGATAGCGCACGCTCTCCGCAGTAGAGGAGCGCCAGGTTGTAGAGCGTCAGTTGGTTGCTCATGCCGCTACTCCTACCAGTGTGCCGACCGTCGCGCCTGTGGCGCGCAATCCCGCGGGCTCTCCTACACCGAAAGTTCCGACCAATATCCCGGTCGCAGCTGCTGCAGCACTTACGTCCCCGCTCACCTTCGGCGGTGTCGCCAGCGTGCCAACTGTAATCCCGGCAGCACTTAACGCAGCCGCGGCAAATGCCGCCCCCGTGAATATGCCGGTAGCAACTCCGGTTGAAACAAGGTACGGCCCAGAGACGCCATTGAGAATCGCCGTAGCCGCACCAACCGCGTACAACGCCGTTGGCAACACAGCCGAGATAATCGCGAGATCAGTAACCCTGCGCCAGTTCGTACCATCGGAGAACGCCTCGACTGGCCCTCCGACATCATCACTGACGAACACATGCGCGCCAGTCCATTGTGACGCCGCCGGAAGCTGGGAGACCGCGTAGCGCGTGAGGCTAAACGGCAGCGCGTTTTTCGTGAGAACCGCGCGCCGTAATATGCCGCGTCGATCCGTGCGTGTCGGCATCTTATGCGGTGGTGCGTTCGTGCTCGGACTGCCATTGATTCGCTTCTGGCCTAGTCTGGAACCCGGACTTGATGTTCTCGGAATCCGACAGCCGGATCACCGAGTATTTAAGTTGCGGACCCTTCCACAGGACTTCGTGTTTGACGACAGCCTGGGTTAGCGCCACGTCACTCGTGGTTAATTGCACGATTCGATCCACCGCTACGCGCGCCCAGGTGCGATCACAGCCCGTGACAATGAGATACGCGATCCATGCCCCGTCCTCGGCCCGCGCTTCGATATGGTCATAGGGCTTTAGTTGAGACGCCATCAACGACCAGAAACTGGGGTCTTGAATATCATTCGTGGTCACGCCGTATTCGACGTTAGCGATCCAGTCGTTACGCTCGTATTCGGCGAGTTTCATACGCCCCTGCGTAATGATGGGGGCTCGTTTCGGTTGCTCTGCCATACAAACTCCTTTGGAAAAGACTCCCCCGTTGCCGGGGGAGAAAGGTCGCTACTAGGTCTTTATTACGTGGTGCAAGTAATGAGCGACTGCGTGCTCAAAAACGCCGAGCCTGCCGTGGTCACATAACCGACCACTGCAAAGCGCAGGTAAAACGACGACATGACGCTCGAGTTATGCTGCACGATCGCCACGACATCGCCAGGACGCATGCCCAGCGCCCCACCGTCGGTAAAGTACGATCCGTCCCATGGCGCAGAGGACAAGTCAGTCGTGTTGTAGAACCACATCTGCTGCCCTGAGCCCAGGCCAGAACGCACCGTCGACGTCGAGGATTGCTGGTAGTTATTGCCCGTGTACAGCAAGGTCGATCCGCCCGTGATACGAACGTCAGGACCAGCCCCCATGGCTGCGATAACCTGGACAGGGGGATTTGCAACGCTGCTTGCTTGAGTTGAACCAAGGTATGCCATTGAAGTATCTCCTAGTTAATGGTCGCGTGATTAGGCGTACGCCGAACCATCGTGGGTGATAACAACGACGCCCGAGTTCTGAAGCAACTTGGACCCCATGAACGCGGAAGCCCTGGCCCATGAGTAGTCCTGTTCTTCATCGTAGCCAACCGGGGATGCCATCCCGCCGGTATCCACCGCATGACCG